TAGATTGCAAAGCTTGCTAAGTCTTGTGAAGTCCTTGCTAGAGTACTACGACCTGTAAACGTGCTGTGATTATCTCCTCCTGAAGCAACACTATCTTTATTTATCTGTAACCAACTATCGCCATCCTGACTAAAATAGATATTAGTTCCTGAGCAAGCAATTAAACCATCTGCATAGACTTCAAGACCATAAATATCATTATCTGTATTTGGCCTTGTGCCATCCCCAAACTGAGAATATCCATTAATTCGTCTATAGCCGCCATCTGGATCAACTTCAAAGTTTCTTAACTTCGTTGCTAATCCCGGCTGTGCAAGCATTTCAAACTGATTTAAATTTGTGTTTAAACCACCTTTACATGAAACACCATAGGGTTGTGATGCTGACATTAAATAAATCCTATTCTGTCATCTTTTATATAAACTGGCGTAGGCTCTAATAAACTAGAACGCATTCTTCCCAATCCTCTTTTATAATCATCAAGAGCAAATGCTGCTGCTTGCGGATTATCTTTAAACTGCCAAATATAATATCTGGCTCGTGATAATAGAACAGCACCATATACATCAGGAAATACAATCGTATCGCCATAAGCATCAAGTTCAGTAGGTAAATCCCAAGCAAAGAACCATATCCTATAAACCTGATCAGGTATAGGACTTAATCCAAAGTTACGTGCGTCAGGACTACGAATAACCCTATTAGGAACACCATACTGTGTTGTATCTGCATCATCTTTATTTTCGGCAATCCGAAGATAATCCTTCCATTCTTCAGTAGTCGTATACCTAAGATTCTTTATGGTATACGGAGCAGATTCTCCACTAACCCCCACAGTCGTTAAAAGAAAGTTATCCCAATCTATTGATCCATAGTCTGCCGTAATACTAGAACTAGAGGCTTTAAGTTCATACCACCTAGTACCTGCTACAGTTTCTACATAAACATTGCCGTACATAGGATCAGTAGCCCCGCTCTCGGCTGTAGCCAAGAAAGGCCACTGAGGTTCCTCATTGACAATATCTAAGTAAGCAGTATTAATTGAATCTTTTGCGTGTTGCTGTATACCTACAGCGCTGCCAAAGTTTGCAGAAGTTAGTACAACCTCGTTAAGTTCTCGCAATAATTTATTAGTTAAATTGAGAAATGTTGCCATTTATTACCTCTTTGCTTTTCCACCTTTAGATGCGGCCTTTCGGCTTGGCGATCCGGGTCGAGTAATCTGCTCAAATATAGACTTCTTAGGAGCTTTCTTAGTACTCTTTTTACCCTTTTTGCTCTTCGCCTTACTACCCTTTGCATATCCCGGTCGAACATCGGGGGGCGGTCTGCGTGGCGCTCGTGATCGTTCCATTTGAGCAGATACTGATGGTGATATTGTAGCAGCTTGTCGCATTGCCTCCTGTTCACGTATACCCTCCGCTTGGCCTGTTGTTCTCTGTGCCTGTCTTGGAGGATTAGCTCGTCTTGTTGCTTGATGTGCTCGTGCTGCTTCTACACCCAGTACATTCACGTTAGGACGAATATTAGGGCCACCACGCCCTCTAACACTCGTGACAGAGCCACTTTGTTTCCTAACTCTTCCACCTTTAGCCTTCCCTGTACGCTGACTGCCCGGACTTTGCATTGAAGCAATATCTTTATAGTCTTTTTTTCCTACCATAATTTATTACCTTATATTTATATGTGTTGGCTGTTGATCTTCTGGTAGCTTGAGTCTTAGTAGAATAGTCAACAAACCATTGTTAAATTCAGCTTCCTCAACTACAACATGTTCTGCTAAATGAAACTCTTTTGTAAAAGACTTACCACTTATACCACGATGCAGATAAGAATCCCCTCCTTGATCTTTATCCTGCTTATTTCCTTTGATACTTAGTTTACCATCCGTTTTAGAATGAACTACATCAATGTCTGCCTTATTCCATCCTGCTAAAGATACTTCTACAGTATATTCCTCTTCACCAGAACGAATTAAATTATACCGAGGATATTCAGGTTGTCTGAATCCTCGAATCATTTCATTATGTAGGCGATCAAAACCAACCCACAAACTATTTAAATCAGCTAATGCTAAATTATTCATGTCTTTTCTCCTTGTAGCCCCCTTAGCGGTAGGCTTATTGTAGACCCTTGCGGTATCTGTATTATTCACCATCCCAATTCAAGTCTGTTAGCCGTCGTTGAGTGATTCTCATATCTTCAATAGGTTCTAAATCCTCTTGCATAGATTCAGAATGAGACCTTTCTTTTTTAAAAATACGATCATAATTCTCATCGTACTTTTTTTTGTCAAAGTGCTTCCTGAAGCGACTATCCTTACTGACAATCGCTTTTCTAAACATTACAGGTCTTTCATCAGAACCTAACTGAGCCATACAAATTAATCCGGTAATACACCTAAATGCAAAAACTCGACTAAATAAGTCACAGTCGTTGCAGCAGTTGCCAGATTATTTGCTAGGGGCTTGAGTCTTGCATAAATTGAACGTGATGACGCGCTATACAAAGTAGATGCAATAACAATTGCTTCTGAAGTAGCAGGGCCACCATAAACACCAGCAGTTACGCCAGTACCTACAAATGCGTTAGCTGCATGACCATGTGAATCTTGTATAATATACAATGGTACATTAGCTGTCCAAGTTACTGCTGACCCACCATCATCTAAGATAGCTTTTTCATCAATAATTTGACCACCGCCTGCCGCAGTTCCTAAATCGAAATCAACATCATCACCTGAAGCCCCTGCTGTAACAATGTTACCTGCTGGAATTGCAATGAGATTACGAATAATTGTATCTGCTGGCTGTGTCAATGTAACATCATAAGTTGCATCAGCCGTTACTGCAATAGTTCCGGTAGTGCCTGAAGTCCATGAATGAACTACATTATCAGCAAGACCACGAACATCTGCTGTTCTTGCTGAGTTTCTCCCTGTATCTCTTATATTAATAACTGGGCTAGCCATATTTTTTTCCTTTAATTTCTTGTTAAGTTAAAAAGAAAAGGGAGCCGCATCCGACCCCCAATTCTCTTAATTACTAGTCGATACCGTAGAATGCGGATACTAGAGCACCATCGCGTAGTACTTTAGCTCCATATACATGAAGCCCCCGTACTATATCGCCAAAGGAACTAGGATCACGCAGTACTTCAGTACTCGTAATTGTCTGAGCCGTCGCCGTAGAACTAATATGACCAGCGATACATTTACCAGCAGCGTTAGACGTTGAGGCAATGTTATTCGTTTTGTACATACTAAATCCACGCAACTTACCAGAAGTTACTAGACCATTTCTTATTGAACCTTGACCAGCGTTGTAATCAACAGACAAGAGTTTCGATGCGGTTCCAGATAGAACCTCATAGAAGTCAGGTGCGGCTGCGAACCAGCGACCTTCTTCAGGAACATTCTGGTCGTCTAAAAGACGAGCCATATGCCCCAAGACATCTATAGGATCATGTTCTGAAGTACCAAAACCAATGTCAAGATTACCTGTGCCATCAAACGTACCAGCCGCAAGATCAGTAGCACTATCAGAACCTAAAATATGATTAGGGCTGGAAGCAGCTACACCACTGAACATCGTTGCAAGAACACCTTCGTCAAATGCATCTCTCAATGCATATGCAGCCGAAGATGATGCAGCTTCACGCCAATTCACATGAGACATTGAGGATTCAATATCATCAACCTTGAATTTAAAGGCGTTAGCCGTATCTACAATCAACGTTATTTCAGCGTCAGTCAGTTTCGTTTGCGTTACATCTGCACCACGTTCGTATTGATATACGGTGATGGTAGGCTCTTTAACGATCTTTACAGAATCGCCAAAGGCTGTAATTTCACCAGCATAATCAGTATTAGTAATAGCTTCAATTACCGAGGCTTTTCTGAAGAAGTTTAGAACTTTCTTAGAATAGACAGCAGGTAAGAAAAACGAATTCGCCTGAGTACTTACGGAGTTCGCAAAGTTGGCATCAGTATCTGTGCTAGGCTCAAAGTATTGGTCACTTTGATTATATGCCATATTTATTTACTCCAAATTAGACAAAAATTATGATTTAACTACTCTGCCTTCAGCTACAGCTTGATTAATCTCATCTTCACGAGCATCAAACTCATCCAAAGACATTGCAGTAATCTCCCGTTCAGTCCAAATTTTGGTCGGTTGAGCAGCATCTACAGTTGTAGTTTTAGTCGAAACTAAGTCTGCTGCCGAGCCTTCTTTGGGCTGTTGTGATTGTCGTGATTGTCTTCGAGGTTGTGAGGTCCGAATACCACTTTCTAATTTATAAAGATCAATAGCCTTTGAAGCTAATTCTACATTGTCAGGATTTCTAAAAACCCAATCTTGTATTTCTGCAGGTTGTCCCTTTGCCCATTCTTCAAAGCCTTCATCACCCCGAATATCTTCAAAATCAGGATGACGACCACGAAGTTCAGTTTCTGCTTCTCGACGCACAATATCTGCTTCACGTTGTTGTATAGCTGATAACTGCCCTTGAAGTTCTTCTACTTGACGTTCACTTTGCATATGAGCCACGGTTTCAACCGTTTCATACAAATCAGGATATTCTTCTCTAAACCTTTCGAGATCTTCAATACTCTTTGGTGCTTTATACTGAGGCTGTGAAGCCTTAGTTTCTGCTAAGAGTTCTTGTTCTCGTTGTTTAAACTGAGAAACCCTATTATCGTAATGCTTCTTTAGATCATCATATCTTTTTTTATAATTAGCTCTTTTACGTTTTGTAGGAGCTTCTTGCTCCTCATCAGGGGCCTCTTGTTGGGGGGTAGCCTGATTTTCATAAAAGAGTGAATCTGAATTTTGCATAGGTGGGCCATCTGGCTTATGCCAAGGCTTCTTTGCATTATACATATTCGCTTCTGGTTCTTCTAAACTCTCCTCTATTTCTGACATATCACTTCTCCTTCACGGGGCTTGTCTCGTACAAGGTAGCCAGACGAATAAGTTCTTTGGCCGAGAACTAACGTTGGGGCTTGCCTACTCCAAGGTAGCCGTTACAATTAAATGACAGAGGGCCTTTCGGGTAGCTCTATCTCCTTATACAACACTTGGCATACGATTAGCAAAGATCATTTGTTTTTTGATCTCTTCTTCATCTTTTTTACCGACAAGAAGTGACTTTTCATCTTCATCATCTTCTTTTACGGTTCCACCAAATGCGTATTCCATTCGCTGAAGACCACCCTCATAGGCACGTTCCGCTTCATCCATAAGGGATTGAAGGTTCTCGGCACCTATTTGATTAGTAGCCTTCTGCGTCATTACAAACTCTCCATCTGACAATCTTGCAGGTATTGAGTCTGAAACACCAGTGCCGGGGCCTTCTACTTCCCCTTCACCAGTAAATTCTGAGGCCGTCTCAACGACCTTATCAAATATTTCACTTAAACGTGGGTCTGCTTCTAGAGCGCCCATTAAATAGTCTTGTTCTTCTGGTTCTAATGATTCATCTAAAACATGATCTACAAAACCACTTTCCATCTCTTCATCTGATACTTGTGAAGCTTCAGCATTAGCCTGATCTTCAGGTGTAAAAGTATCTATTGGCATTCCTTCTCTTTCTGGAGGAACCATTAATGCACCACCCTCTTGCAGCGCCTGTCTTTTATCTGGCGAAAAAATACTTGAACCGTCTCCGTAGCCACCAATATTATATGTAACTCGTTCCATTATTCTTCCCTCTCTAAAGCTTCTTTAACTTCATCCGGCAACTGCTCTAGGCGTACCAGCAAATTCACTTTCCCCTGACTGCGGAACATTTCCAGTTCCGATGTTGCCACCGCCAGTGCCTGTAACTCCAAGTTCTTGAGGACCAGCAGGTGCTCCTTCAGGTGCTCCCACACCTGCGGGTTGTGCACCAGCGGGACCAGCTTCTTGGCCTGTATTTTGTCCAGCATTTTGCATTCCTATAATTTGTGCCATGATAGCAGCTTCATCAGGATCATTGAGTAATTCATCTGGATCAAGATCAAGACTATACGCAAGCTCACTAATAAGCTTATTAATTTTAACAAACGGAGCAACGGCTGGATTCTGTACAGTTTGTAAGAATGTTGTGAGCCTTTGACTTCGCACCTCTTTCTGCATCAGACTATTTGTGCCTGTTGCTTTTACTTCAAGATCTCCTACTACACCTAATTTATCTTCTAAGAATTGCATATTCCATTGGAAGTATGATTCTCCAAGAGGCTTTAATAAGAAATCATCTAAATTTTTAATCACTGTTTTAATATTTAAAGAGGCTGCACCAAGCAACATTGACATACCTGAAGCAGTCCTTGTCATACTTTGCACACCTGTTTGACCATGTGAATAACTAGGAATACCTGTTTGTTCATCTGCAAGTTGTCTAAACTTATCGAACATCATCATATTTTCTTGTGATGTATTAGGAAATTTAACACCGTGTATGGCCTGTCCCGGCATTCCGGCTTGCCGCCTAAATACCTTTCCGGGGTATACTTCCATAGATTGCCCACCTACAAGAGCAGACTCATCTACATCAAATACTAATGAGCCTGACAGCGCAAGATTATCAATAGCCATTCGTGCATGACCATTCATAATCTTTTGAGAGTCATCCATATTCTCAGCTACCCCTATTCCGAAGAAACTATAAGGATTCTTCTCGTAAGAAAAAGAATGATAGGGGAGTCTGTGTGGTGTGAAGGGATTTACAACAGAGCGTAAAAGCATTCCATTGCATACCCACGCATTTATTTGAACTTCATCAAGGTCATCTATATCGTCATTAAGTTCCATACCAACTTCACGAGCATATTCAGCATCCATAATACCCCAATACTCTAGTACTTCAAATTGCCCTGATCCGTATTCTTGCCCCCTTTGATCATCTTTTAATTCGTGTTCGTAGTCCTTTTGAACATAGTTTGGCCCCATTGACAAGCAGGTTCGTATGGCATCCTTGTCGAAGTACGGCATCCTTGATAAGGCCCGTACCTGAGATCTGTTAAGCTTATGCCTGTGGAATACATATTCGCACTCGGATATATTAGTGGCATTTGGATCGGGAAAAAAATCCCAAATACTGACAAACTCAATACGAGGAACACGAACGTCCACGGGACTGTATTCTCTTTCTCCTTCTTCATTTTCCTCCCAACGATTTAACGTCTTATTAAAATTAAATGGCCCTTTTACAATACCTGTGCCGAATAAAGCAGACTCAAACAAAGCATTACGAATTTCAGATGATCCATTAGATTCTTCAATTTGATCATGAATTAACTTTTCCATCCTTCGCGCTGCTTTCTGCGCTGGATTGAGTTCCATCGTTTCTGGTGATGGCAACAGCCCTGACCGCAACACTCCTGCGTCTCTGGCTTCGTCTTCGATTGGTTTTGTATCGAACTTTCCGGGTCCGAAAGTTGCTCCGGGCTTGAGTACTCTACCGTCTCCTTCATATCCAACATCAAATGGGTTCTCCTGTTCTTCTGTTTCTTCTTCGGCACCGACACCTTGGGCTGCCGTTGTTTCAATTCCCGGCACAGGATTAGTAATATCTAAATGAGCATGTTCTGATACGCCTTCTGGTACTCTAGTTTCAGAAACACCTATAGGAAACTTATTAGCTCCAAAAATAACATCAACTAATTGACCAAAGGCCGCAAGAACTTTTGTTTTAGTTATTTTTACAAAAACTCTTGATTTCTCTGACTCTCTGAAACGTACATTCTTAGGATACATACCACGATAATTATGATAGCCTGTAATCCAACGCTGCTCATCAAGCGAACGTGCATCTTCTGCTGAAGAATATCTATCTTGTAGTAACGCTACAAATTTATTACGAAGACTTTCATCTAAAGATAAAGTTTTACCTTCTTCTCCCTCGACATCATCAAAATAAATATTGTCGGCATTCTCTATAAAACTATTTTCGGCCATTTATTAGCGCCCTCTTTGTCTAGCTTTAGATAAATGAATTGCTCTACCTTGTTTGACTGCATCCTTCTTTTTAGAATAAGTCTTACCTGTTTTACCGTATTTATAACCGCTCTTCCCTTTCTTTACTGGCATATTTTAGTATCCAAACTCCACATCGGAAGGAGTATAGGCCTGTTCCATTCTCATATATCGCATTTGACTTAGCGGATCATTTATCTTTGGCCTAGACATAATTAAATAACGTAGAGCATCATACGCATGATCAGGCGCATGAGTATCCACATCCTCGGGGTTATTCTTATCCAAAGGAATACTTTGTAGCTCGCGTATCAGATTAGGACAAGTATTAAATATTTGTATGTTTGGCCTTCCGCTTTGCTTTAGCTTTAAGTATTCGTGAATTTGAATCTTCCCTTGTATTCTATTCTTATCAGCCCTTCGTAGTTTATGCCCTGCCTGTTGCAGAGACTCCCCAACTGTCGGGCCTGTTGTTCCTGTCCTTGCCCAAGCTGCCGTATCTAAGACACCTGCAACAGAGAAAGGATCTAGAAGTTCCATTTGGGTGATCATCTCACCTAAATCAACTCCTGTTAAATTCTTTTTATATAGTTCCCTATATACAATCAGAGTACCATCCGAGCGATCTACTGCTGCCCATACACAAGCACTTTCTGAGGCGTAACCATAGTCAATACCTTTAGTCCTTTCCCAGCCTATCGGTATCTCGAAGGGTGGTATAACATGCGCCTCAGTATCAAACTCAACAAAGGCTGCGCCCTCGGTAATATCCCAATTACCCTCTAGAAGTTGTCGTCTTTGTACTTCTGGAAGAGCTTTAAGCATCTCTTCGTAACGTCCATCTTCTGCAAGATACGGGTTATCATCTAGTCTAGCAGGTATAAATCTCCTTGTTAGACCATCAGCACCCTTAAAAGCCTCTCCCGGCTCAAAGGGATCAACATATCTCTTCTTAACCCAGTGCGCCCCAACGCCTCCGGGGTTTGCTGTACAACGTAGATATGGCATTATCTCAGAATCAGTTGTTCGTAGCCTTGACGACAAGTAATTCCAACCAAACTCTGTCGGTAGATGCGTTATTTCATCAAAACCAATCCACGAATAGGATTGACCTTGGTATCTATAGACATCTGCATCTCTTTCAAGGAACCCAAACTCTATCTTAGCACCACTCGGAAAGTTCCATATCTTTTCAACTTCCCTAAACTTAGCCCCCGGAAAGGCCTGTGGATACAATTCCCTTGACTTATCGATTAACTCCCGCAACTCTGGCATAGTACGTCGTAATATTAACGCTCTATGAGCAGGGCGGTGGCAAAACCGCAGTGGGTCCACTAACATAGCGTAGGATTTTCCTCCCCCTGCGGCCCCGCCATAGAGAACATCTTTCTCAGGGGCTGCTAAGAACTCAGTCTGTGGCCCATCATTCGGTTGGAAGATAACGTGTTCTTTATAAACTGTCTTCTTGACCGCATCTGGTAAGACCCTTTCTAAGTCTTCTCGCGTTATTAATTTTCCGCTTGGCGTCTCCTTATCTGGAGACTCATCTAACTTTTGCTGTACATTCCTTTGCTTCTTGACCTTGACTCTAGCCCTCTTAACCTTCTTTTCGAGCGTGTCAAGTCTTTTTTCCTTGTCTCGTAAAGATCGTCTAGCCGACATCTTTGCTTTTGTTTCAGAGTGGAAATTATATCCTCTTGTAGTTGTTCCTTTGGGTCTCCCTCCCTTTCGTTTAGGAGTTCCATCTCTCTTGAGGATAAACGCTCCTTCATCGTCTTGCTGATAAGAGTCTGGATCTATGTCCCAATCGTTCTTCTGAATCAGATCTTCCATATTTCTTAATAATCTTCTTTTGAAGACCCTTGATCGATATATCCTTGCCGGTCTTGTACTTTAACCACTCTGTACCCTCTCTTAAATTGAGGAAACCAACAACCACGGACTCTTCCACCTCTTGAAGAGACTCTAAATGCTCTTCATTAGGGATGATATAGTATCTATCACTCGGATCGAGGTTATAACCAAATGGTATATCTCCAGATCCTTTACGCTTCCGAGTACTCTGCATCAATTACTTCACCTTTAGAGGGTAGTATAAAGATGCCTCCACTCGAAGTGTGGTTAACATCTACTCTGTCTGTCTTACCTAGACCTATTCGGTCTAAAATGGTCTGTGCAGCTTGTAAACGTACATTAGCTTGTGGTATAGGTACTTCAGAATCCATAACATCCACCAGCTTAATAGCTGCTTTAGGTGCAGACTGAGCAAGGATATGAGAGGCCAGTTCTATTATCTCTTTTTTTAATGATTTTACGACTTGGGTATAGCTGCCTTCGGCATATCCTGCAAGCTCTGCTGCTTCTTTCGGATCACCTCCTGTATTTACTAGGTTATCCAGAAAGGATTGTTGTCTTTCGGTCAACTCGCGTTCATCAGAACGCCCATCTTTCGATAAAGAAGATGTAAAGGTTGCTAAAGACTGAATAGATTTATCACTCATAGACCCCTATTATAGGGCTGGATCTGGGTTTTGTCAAGTCTTTTTCACCTTTTTCGCCTAAAAAGGCTAACTTCCATTATTTCTCCATTGTTTAACCTTGACAAATCGTGAAATCAACCCTATAATAGAGGAACAGGCCGTGAGGGTTGTTACTATATAGAGTATAAATAGTATATATAGGCTTAATAGGCGTCAAGGTGTACAGTTTATTATATCAATCCACAAGGTTCACAAGGCTAAATAGGCTAAAATGTTCTTGATTGTGTTATATGTATGGGTGGGGGTGGCGTGGCCTCCTGCCTACCCCTAACAAGCAGCCTCCTAACAAGTCGTTTTAGCCTAACAAGCAGCCCTCTCTAACATCTCGTAAGCCTAACAAGGTGCAAGAG